AGAAACTTTTAAAGGCAAGAAGAAATGGCACTAGCAAAAAGTCAACGAAGTCTTAAATCTTGGAGTAAGCAGAAGTGGAGAACCAAAAGTGGTAAGCCATCTTCTAAGACAGGAGAAAGATATTTGCCTGCAGCAGCAATTAAGGCACTATCTCCAAAGGAATATGCAGCTACAACAGCAGCAAAAAGGAAAGGTACAAAGAAGGGTAAGCAGTTTGTTAAGCAACCTAAAAGAATTGCTAAGAAAACTCGTGCTTATCGTAAAGTTACTTAGACCTAGACGGTGGCAAACATATGCCCTATTTGTGGGCATGGTACGGTTCTAGTAAAAAACCGATTATCATGTTCATACTGCGAAAACTTTTATGACGCAGAATTAGCTAAAGCATGGGTAAATTATATTTATGACACAAAAGAAATTTCAGAACCACAGCGAATACGAAGACTACGACCTAGATGGGGATGGAGTAGTGACTGATGAAGAACTTGCACACGCAAAGGAAATAAATAAATCTGAAGCTGAGTTACGCAAACAAAGAGCGCAACGTAGAATGGCTACAGCTACATTAATAGGAATGGGAGCATTTACAGCAGGAATGTTCTTTATGCCTATTGAGCATATAGAAGCACTATCAGACTTATCTAACTTGTTTTATATATCAGGTGCAGGTATAGTTGGTGCATATATGGGAACATCCGCATGGATGTCAAATAGAAGTAAATAGAAAGGTACAAATGGCAGATAATGTAATTAATATAAATAAAAAAGACTACAAGGTAGATGACCTAGATAATAAGTCTAAATACATTGTAGCACAAATAAGAGACTTAGAGGGCAAGGTAGCATCCGCTAAGTTTCAACTAGACCAACACGAAATAGCTAAACAACAATTTGTGAACATGCTTATCAGTGCTGTTGAGGGAAAACCTAACGGTAAGGATAACTAATGTTTAACATTGCAGGAACACTAATATCTTCAGTTGGCAGTTTAGCCTCTACTTACCTAGATGGTAAAGTTGCAGCCAACAAAGCTGAAGCACAAATTCGTTTGAAAGAGGCAACAGGCGATATAGATTGGGATTTAGCTGCTATTAGGGCATCTCAGAGTTCGTGGAAAGATGAATGGATAACTGTACTTTTCTCCATTCCGCTAGTACTGTCCTTCTGTGGTGATTGGGGTAGGGAGATAGTAGCAAATGGCTTCACTGCTCTGGCAGGGATGCCTGATTGGTATCAGTATAGTTTAGGTGCAGTTGTAGCTGCATCATTAGGAACTAAAGGAGTAGCTAAGTTTTTTGGTCCTAAGAAAAAATAATGAAGCATGGATACTTTCTTTTAAAATATAAAGGAAAGTTTCCAGTAAAGCGCATTAGATTTAATGCCACATATTTAGGGGAAAGAAAAATACCCTTAGATAGATTTAACAGTAAAAGGAAGTACAGAAATGGCTTATACACTATCAACAAGGTCGCTAGATAAACTTGAAGGAGTTAATGAAGACTTAGTACAAGTTGTTCAAAGAGCAATAGAACTAACCAAAATTGACTTTGGAGTTATCTATGGCATGAGAACACAGGAAGAACAACAGAAGTTGTTTGATGCAGGCAAATCACAGACCATGAAGAGTAAGCACCTAACAGGTGATGCAGTGGATTTGATGGCTTACGTAGACGGAAAGGCAAGTTGGGAACTTAATCTGTATGATGACCTAGCTGATGCTATGAAGTGGGCAGCTACAGAGTATGGCACTAAGGTTCGTTGGGGTGCAGCTTGGCATATACCTGACATATCTACTTGGGATGGCACAATGGAAGAAGCTATGATGGCTTACATTGACCTACGCAGGTCAGAAGGCAGAAGACCATTTATTGATGGTCCACATTTTGAACTTAATTAATGGACATCAAAGTATCCATAGGGCTTGCCGTAACTCTGGCAATGCAAATTTCTGCTGCGGTTTGGTATGTAGCTCAGACGGATGCTACAATTAAAGACTTGTCAGCTACAGTTGCTGAACTAAGTTCTGCTAATTTAAAGAGAGATGTAGATGTTAATGCTAGTAATATTACAAACATTGACGGTGACGTTAAATCTCTAGGCACACACTTAGCTAGAGGCATAGGTAATAGCAATGATATACTTAGACGTATTAGTATACTAGAGACAGATGTAATGTATATGCAGAGAGAAATATATAAGGATGACCGTTAATGGCTAGAGAATTAACAGATAAACAAAAAAAGTTTTTACAGGTATTATTTGATGATGCTTATGGTAGTGTAGGTAAAGCTAAGAAACTAGCAGGTTATGCTGAAGGCACAAGCACCACAGATATTGTAACTGGATTAAAGGAGGAGATACTTGAAGCGACTCAAATATATATGGCATGTAATGCTCCTCAAGCTGCCGTTGCATTGGCAGGTGGTGTGCTTGACCCAACTCAACTGGGTATACGAGATAAGCTCTCTGCTGCAAAAGAATTGCTTGACCGTACTGGTTTGGTTAAAACTGAGAAGATGCAAGTAGAGGCATCAGGTGGGGTAATGCTAATGCCTGCAAAGAAACAAGAAGAAGATGAATAGGTCACTAGGACGATTTAAACTACCACAGCCATTAGATGTACAAGAAGAAAATGAATGGCTATCCATACCTAAAGTAGCACGTACAGTTCCTTTTGGGTATAAGCTTAACGAAGAAGACCCAGATATATTAGACCCTATTCCAGATGAACTAAATAAATTAAAGCAAGCCCAAAATTATTTAAAACAATATTCTTACAGAGAGGTAGCAAACTGGTTAAGTACAAACACAGGCAGAAGTATTTCTCACGTAGGATTAATGAAACGATTAACGAATGAGCAACGACACAAGAAGCAAGCTACAAGCCTCCGCAACTGGGCAGACTATGCGAAAAAGGCAATCGCCAAAGCGGAAAAAATCGAAAGCCAAAGAACAGGCGCAAGAAGAAAAGTCGCTACAGCCTAAAGTAGAAGCACAACCACTTAGAGTAGAAGAAACACATAATGTTATATTCAAACCTAATGACGGACCTCAGACAGATTTTCTTGCCGCTTCCGAAAGAGAAGTTCTCTATGGAGGCTCTGCAGGTGGTGGTAAGTCTTATGCTATGTTGGCTGACCCTCTCCGCTATATGGGCAATCCTAGTTTTAGTGGTCTTCTTCTCAGACACACTACAGAAGAACTTAGAGAGTTAATATATAAAAGTCAAGAGTTATATCCTAAAATATGGAAGGGTATAAAATGGTCAGAAAGGAAGATGCAGTGGACTGCACCCTCTGGCGCAAAACTCTGGATGTCATACCTAGACAGAGAAGACGATGTGCTACGTTACCAAGGTTTAGCATTTAGTTGGATAGGCTTTGACGAACTTACACAGTGGGCTACTCCGTTTGCTTGGAATTATATGCGGTCACGTTTACGTTCTACCGACCCAGACCTTCCAGTATTTATGAGAGCTACCACTAATCCCGGAGGTCGAGGTCATCACTGGGTTAAGAAAATGTTTATAGACCCTGCTCCGTATAACAAGGCATTTAATGCTACAGATATTGAAACAGGAGAAGATTTAAAGTATCCATCAGGACACGAAAAAGCAGGTAAGGCACTATTTAAAAGAAAGTTTATACCTGCAAGACTAACAGATAATCCCTATCTTTCTACATCTGGTGACTATGAAGCAATGCTTCTTTCATTACCAGAACAACAAAGAAGACAGTTACTAGACGGTGATTGGGATATTAAAGAAGGCGCAGCTTTTACAGAGTTTGACAGAAATATACATGTTGTTGAACCTTTTGATGTACCAAATAATTGGGTAAAGTTTAGAGCATGTGACTACGGATATGGAAGTTATTCTGCAGTAGTATGGATAGCAGTAGCACCAGATGAACAGTTAATTGTATATAGGGAGTTATATGTATCAAAAGTATTAGCTACCGATTTAGCTGATATGATACTTGAACTAGAGTCAGGTGATGGAAATATTCGGTATGGTGTGCTTGACAGCAGCCTTTGGCACAAACGTGGGGATACTGGTCCATCTTTGGCAGAACAGATGGTACAACGAGGTTGCAGATTTAGACCGTCAGACCGCAGCAAGGGTTCAAGAGTTTCAGGAAAAAATGAACTTCATAGACGATTACAAGTTGACGAGTTTACAGAAGAACCTAGAATAGTATTTTTTAGTAATTGTATAAATCTTATATCTCAGTTACCTGCTTTACCAATAGATAAAAAAAATCCTGAAGATATTGATACACACTCAGAAGACCACTTGTATGATGCTTTAAGATATGGTATAATGTCAAGACCACGTTTTAGTATATTTGATTACGACCCTAATGCAAATCAAACAAGTCGTATGCCAGTTGCAGATGCAACATTTGGATATTAAGGAAAATAGATGGCAGAAGAACAAGAAGAAATTTTTATTGAAGAAAATGCAGCATCATTAGATGATAGTACTAATTCTATATTAGATGATTTATCTGCAAATAATATTATTCCATTTGTAATGGAAAGATACAAAAGAGCAGATGATTATAGAGAACAAGATGAGCAAAGATGGTTAAGAGCATATAGAAACTATAGAGGTATCTATGGTTCAGATGTTCAATTTACCGAAGCAGAAAAGTCAAGAGTATTTATTAAAGTTACAAAAACAAAAACTCTTGCTGCCTATGGACAAATAGTAGATGTATTATTTGCCGCAAACAAATTTCCCCTTACAATAGAACCTACAAAATTACCAGAGGGTGTAGTTTCAGATATTCACTTTGACCCTAAAGAGCCTGAACAACTACGCAATACAGAAGAATCTGAAAGTCCGTATGGCTTTGCAGGAGATGGTAGAGATTTACCTGCAGGTGCTACACAACAATCTTTAATGCTAGGACCAATGGAAGGTAAGCTAGACGATATAGATGGAGTTAAAGAAGGTGCAGGTAAAACTCCAAGTGCTATTACATTTAGTCCTGCTATGATTGCTGCAAAAGGAATGGAAAAGAAAATACATGACCAGTTACAAGAGTCAAGTGCAAATAAACATTTAAGAAGCACAGCATTTGAAATGGCTTTATTTGGTACTGGTGTAATGAAAGGTCCATTTGCTGTTGATAAAGAATATCCTAATTGGAATGAAGATGGTGATTATAATCCAACTATAAAAACTGTACCACAGGTTTCCCATGTATCTGTATGGAACTTTTATCCAGACCCTGATGCAAACAACATGGATGAAGCTCAGTTTGTAATTGAAAAACATAAACTATCACGTTCACAATTACGTGCTTTAAAACGTAGACCCTATTTTAGAGATACAGTTATTGAAGAAGCTATCGAAGCAGGAGAAAATTACACAAAAGATTATTGGGAAGATGACTTGTCTGATTATGCACCAGAGCATAGTATAGATAGGTTTGAAGTTCTTGAGTATTGGGGTATGTGTGATGTTGAAATGCTTAAAGCAGAAAATGTAGAAATACCAGATGAGTTAGCAGATTTAGATGAAGTATCTGTAAATGTATGGATATGTAATGGTAAGTTATTGCGCATGGTTCTTAATCCATTTAAACCTGCAAGTATACCTTATATGGCTGCACCCTATGAGCTTAACCCATATTCATTTTTTGGTGTAGGTATAGCTGAGAATATGGATGATACACAAACATTGATGAATGGCTTTATGCGTATGGCTGTAGACAATGCTGTATTGTCAGGTAACTTACTTATAGAGGTAGATGAAACTAACCTAGTTCCCGGCCAAGATTTGTCGGTATATCCCGGAAAAGTCTTTAGAAGACAAGGGGGTGCGCCCGGCCAAGCTATTTTTGGTACAAAGTTTCCTAATGTAGCAGGAGAAAACTTACAGCTATTTGATAAAGCAAGAGTTCTTGCAGATGAAAGCACAGGTTTTCCAAGTTTTGCTCATGGTCAAACAGGAGTATCAGGTGTAGGTAGAACTGCATCAGGTATATCTATGCTTATGGGCGCTGCTCAAGGTAGTATAAAAAATGTTATTAAAAATGTAGATGACTATTTACTTAAACCTTTAGGTGAAGGTCTTTTTAGATTTAACATGCAGTTTGATTTTGACCCAAAGATTAGAGGCGATTTAGAAGTTAAGGCTAGAGGAACAGAAAGTCTAATGGCAAATGAAGTACGTAGCCAAAGACTAATGCAATTCTTACAAGTTGCATCTAATCCTGCGCTTGCACCATTTGCAAAGATGGATTATATTATTAGAGAAATTGCAAAAGCTCTTGACCTTGACCCTGAAAAAGTTACAAATGATATAAGAGAAGCTGCTATACAAGCTGAACTTATGAAAGGTTTCCAACAAGAACAACCACAGCCACAAGAAGGACAACCTCCTGCAGGTGCTAATCCAATGGATGTAACAGGTGCAGGTGGTGGTACGATAGGAACAGGTCAAGTACCTACACCACAAGAGCAAGGATTTACAGGAAATGAACAAGCAGCTACTCAACCGACTCAAGCCACTGGTCAACAACAAGGAAATGTTGGACCACTTCAATGATTATATTTTCC